TTAATAAAACCGGATGGATTAATAAAACAAATATAATAAATGTAAAAAAAATAATAGAAAAAATTAAATGGATTAATAAAACAAGATGGATTGATAAAGAAAAAATTAAATGGATTAATAAAACAAACATAATAAATAAAACGAAATGGTTAAGAAAAAATAATGAAACTTTTTCGATATATCAAATATCAAAACCAATAAAAGATAAAGAAGAAAATAAAACAATATTTAATTTAGACTTCAATAACCTTTATGTGCTTGGTGGAGTTAGTATAGGGGGATTTATTATATTTTGCATAACATTTTATATTGCTTGGAAATGCTGGTTGAGAGATAAATTAGAAGAAATGCTTTTAAATTTTTGTTGTGGTGAATGGGGTGAGAAAACAATGGATTGTATGGAAGCACTGGGTTTTGTAGAAAAATGGAGAGAGAAAAAACAAAAAAAAGATGATATGAAAGAATATTATGGATTAACACCAAAACAAATAGCTATTTGTAAAGAAGCAAAATCATTAAATAAAATAAAATACGAGGAAGCTGTAAAAATAAGGTGGGACAACATATCACAACAAGCAATTCGACCGGATGATGAATATCATAAAACATTATTTAAAAATATTACAAAACCAACACATAATATGATAGAATTATCTGTATTAGATGAAATAGAAAATAATATAAAAAATGAAAATGATATAATAGAAAATATTGAAGATGAAAATTATATTATAAGTGTATTACCAGGAACGCCAAGAAGACGAAACGTTGTAAGAATTTAATAGATTATTGTACAAAAATATATAATAAAAATATTATATATTTTTTATTTTTTTTTGGTTTTTATTTTTTTTTGGTTTTTATTTTTTTTTGGTTTTTATATTTTTTTATTTTTTAATAATTACATCATAATAACATTATATACGGGATAATCTGTTTCAAATCCATAAATTCTATTTCCAATGCGATGTCCTTTTCCAATTGATAATTCTTTTATATCTTTATTAAGTAGTAAATAAACTTTACGTTCCTCTTTTCTATTACAAAATTCATCACATAATGTAATTGTGCTAGGAATAGTTGTTAATGTTAGGTTAATAGTTAATGTAGTAGTCATAGATAATTTACATTCATTTGATTTTGGAACTACCACCGCTTTATCTGTATCATCATACGTATCTGGTGTTAATTCATTATTTAATTCAACTGATTCTTCATCATCTTCATCATCTTCTTCATCATCTGAACTATTATTTTCAACTTCTGAATCATTATTCTCTTCTATTACTGTTTCTTCAATAAGTTGTAAATCATTATCTTCGTCTTGTATTGATCCATCTTCTGCTACCCATGGGTCATCAATATCGTCTATATCTAAGTCGTCAACTAGTTCATCAGATAAATCATCTACTTCTTCATCTACGTCTTTAACAGTATTAGTATCATTTTTAAGGTCTTGTTTTATAACATTAGTTTCTTCTTCAACTACCTTTTCTTCAACCACCTTTTTCTTAGGTGCCTTTTTCTTAGGTGCCTTTTTCTTAGCTACCTTCTCCTTAGGTGCCTTTTTGGTTTTCTTTTTACTTACTGATTTACCATCTGGAAATAATTCCTTAAATTTAAGATTACCTTCCTCTGTATAGTTATCTTCTACCTTTTTAAATACATCTCGCGAGACTTTATGAATTGCTACGCGTAATTTCGAACCATTCTTTCCTTTAACAACGTCGCCGCTTTTGCCATTTACAAACAATTCACGAGAAGTATAAATTTTTGTATCATTAAGAGGGTTTTTCTTACTAGTCTTTGCCTTTTTCTCCTTTTTCTTACTAGTCGTTGCTTTTTTCTCCTTTTTCTTAACTACTTTTTTATTACTTGAAACACCTTCACTTGATTCTCCTATGGTATATTCATCTGAGTCCTCCATAATTACAAGGTAAGCATCACCATTATTAATAGTAACATCTATTTTTCTACCCTCTGCCTTGTTATTTTTTAACCATTTAAATGATAATTTAAAATCATCTTTACCGGTGTAAATAGAGAATACTACATCTTTTAATGCTGAATAATTTAAATTTTCTAGTTGAAGACTACATTTTTCAATATTAAATTCATCGTCCATAGAAGAGTCTAATTGCCCGTTTATGTGACTAATGATATCGGATAAATCATCACTTACATTTTCAAGGCAAATTTCTGATAATTCGTCTTCCTCTTTCATTGTAGAAAGAGAAGGAACCAATTTATCCATAAAATCATCGCTATAATTTTTTATAACAAAGACAGAACCTTTTGTATTACCTTTACTGGTTTTCATGTCGTGCTTTTCAACTGTATAATGATAATGTTCATTCATACATGTTGTAAAATCATCAATGTTACCATATGATAACGTTTTTTTTGAAAGTAAATTTAATTGTTGTCTTTGAGTTTGCATGTTGGTTTTTGTTTTTTGGTTTGAGTTTAACTTTTAGTTTTATACCTTTGCCTTTTATAGTTTAATTAAAAGCAATTTAATTAAAAGTTATTAAATGGTACAAAATATTATATACTATAAATGCTATTTATAAATCCTCCATTTGGAAATTACCTAAGTATAGAAAACACCATACCAATACGAGGTAGTTTTACCCTATACGAACGCAAAGGTCTTATTTTTAATATTTTTAAATCTTTGAGATATTCATTTGCTTGTGGTGGATGGGTCAATAAAATTGGATTAAGAAACAAAGGTATTGATTACGCTATTAACACGTATAAAAAGGGAGAGATAATAAGCGTGGCTATAATAAACAAAGATGATGTTTCAAAATTAATAAATAAAATACCAGATGATATGGATATAGAACTAAATGTTAGTTGTCCCAATACGGAAAAATCATTAGTAACGAATGGGTTATCTAAATTTTTAAATAATAAACGAGAATGGTGTATTATTAAACTTAGTCCAATTTGTAATGATAAATTAATAGATCAATATTATCAAGAAGGATTCAGACAATTTCATTGTAGTAATACATTACCGGTAAGATACGGAGGATTATCAGGTCCATCATTGATACCATATACGTCTAGATTAGTAAAATATATAAAAGGTAATTATCCTGATACAATTATAATAGCCGGAGGTGGAATAAGAAATATAAGCCAAGCAAAAAAATATAAAGATATTGGGGCCGATCATATTTCAATTTCTACCTTATTTTTTAATCCTGTACTTTCTTGGATATTTCTGAAAAAGTATCTATAAAAAAAGTCTCCAAAAAAAGTCTCCAAAAAAAGTCTCCAAAAAAAGTCTCCAAAAAAAGTCTCCAAAAAAAGGTTCCCTTAGAACGATTTTTTTACTAAAAGTTTTTTGAGATTTGAAAATGGACAATTTGAAAATGTCCAAATCGCGATATTGAAAAAAAGTTTTGACAAAAAATCGTTCTAAGGGTGCCTTTTTTTGGAGACTTTTTTACAAGAGACCATAAGAAAAACGGGCAAAAATCAATTTTATGACGATGTATGGTTTGAAGGTAAAAAAACAGCCGTTTTTGGGTATTTTTTGTGAAAAATGGTCAATTTTGTAAAAAAGGCACTATTAGAACGATTTTTTTACAAAAAAAACAGCAATTTTTGCCTTTTTTGACCTTATTTTTGCAAAGTGGGGAAAAAACGTAGAAAAAGTGTTAAAAAGTGTTAAAAATTACTTGTAAATTGATTTTATTTTTTATTATGATAAATGCTTATTAAATTGTTTTTAATTTTCTGGTTATGATGATAAGAAAAAAAATGCAAAGCGTAGAAAAAACGTAGAAAAAAGTGTTAAAAAGTGTTAAATTCTGTAAAAAAGTCTCCAAAAAAAGGCACTACAAATTGAAATCTTGTAAAAAAGGCACCATTAGAACAACTCCGATTTTCCTAAGGGTGCCTTTTTTTGGAGACTTTTTTACAAAACAAGACATTTTTCACAAAAATAGTGCCTTTTTTTGGAGACTTTTTTACAATTTAAAGAATTAAATCAGTGAAAAGAATTATTTTCAATAAATATAAAAATAAAATAATATTAATATATAAATCGTAGAAAAATGGAGAAAAAAGTGTTAAAAAGTGTTAAAAATAAAAAAAGGTTCCATTGTGAATTTTGTAATTATACAGCGTCACAAAAGTCACATTACAATAAACACATTCAAACCAAAAAGCATAAAAAATTAGTGGGGGAAAATGGGGGAAAAAGTGTTAAAAAAGTGTTAAAAAGTGTTAAATTAAGATATACATGTGAAATATGCAATAAACAATATAAAGACCGCAGTGGTTTAAGATATCATAAAAAAAAGGCAAATTGTAGAATTATTAGTAATGAAGAATCAAAAATAAATAATTTAACAAATCAAGTTTCCAAATTGGCTAATTCATTTAATGAAGCGGTTGATAATGGTATGTTAGGAACAAAAAATGTTATTACAAATAATAATATATCGATAAACTTTTTTTTAGATAAATACTGCAATAATGCTCAAAGCTTACAAGATTTCGTTGAAAACATATCATTTAAGTTAAATGATATATTAAGCGAAAATGAAATGATTGAAAATTTTATATCAAAAAAGGTATTGAAAGACTTAGAAGATATACCCATAACAGAACGACCAATACATTGTACGGATCAAAAACGTAGAAACTTTATGGTAAAAGATAAAAATGAAGGATGGGTTAAAGATTCGGTAGATCAAAATAGTTCGTTATATACACAAGTAAATAACTTACATTCAAAGGCATATATTAATTTTTATACTGAATATGATAAAGAAAACCCATTGCCTCACGATACAGACCACGAAACATTAAAATGTGAAATAGCTTCAAAATTACTTAATTATGATAGAAAAGCAATTGTAAGTGATATAGCCAAAACAGTAGATATTAAACATGCATTGGATGTATCCGATATTTCTTTAGAAAATACAGATATTAAACCGCCAATTGAATAAAATAAAAATAATTATAATTATATTTATTTTATTTACATATACATTCCAAATGGAACATGTGAATCTTGATTCTTTTTAATAAATGCTCTTACATTTTCAATGGATACTGTATGTGGAAAAGATACTTTAAATGTTTTTTGATCTTCAAATAGTTTAGTATCTTCATCCATTAATCTATATAAATTTAACTTTGTATATATAATTTCTAACGCTCTTCTAAAATTTCTTACACCTTTTTCACCTTCTGTATAATTACTTATAATATATTCTAATGTTTCTTTTGGAAATACAATATCTTCCTTTTTAAAATTAACATTTTTAATGATTGATGGTATCAAATAATTATTTGCTATTGTTATTTTTTGTTTATTATCATATCCTTTTGTTTTAATTCTATACATTCTATCTAACAAAATTTTATTTATTTTTTTTTCATCATTATAACTAAATATAAATAATGCTTTACTTAAATCAAAATCAATATTAGAGAAGTATTTATCATGATATTGATTATTTTGTGTTAAATCAGTTAAATGTGTTAATATACCTATAATTTCTTGACCCTTAGGAGTATTACTAATTTTATCTAACTCGTCGAAATATATTACTGGATTCATACACTTACTATTTAACAAAATATCAACAATTTTTCCCCATGAACTACCTTCATATGTATATGAATGACCTTCAAGAAAACTACTATCTGTTGCTCCACCCAACGCTAGAAAAGCAAATGGTCTATTTAATATTTTACTAATTCCTTCTTTTACTAATGTTGTTTTACCAGTTCCCATTGGTCCTTGAATAGCAATGGCATTACCAACACTATCTGGATTTGAAATCCATTGACCTACAATTTGTAAAATTTGCATTTTAGCATCATCTAATCCATAAACAGCATTATCTAATGAATTTTTAGCGTCAACCATAAATTTATTACATTTCTCTGGACCATCATCCATTTTAACAGGAAGAGTTCTATGAATATTAAATGGAATTCTCATAAATGTATCAACCCATTGTTTAATCTTATAATATTCTCCACTACCTGGATCCATATAAGTAAGATTATTAATTTTTTTTATAGCACATGATTTATATTCAACAGGAATATTAGATTCGATAAGTTGAATTTTATAAGGAACATCAACCTTATCATATTCATTTAATTCTTTCATTTTCTTTAAAACTATTTTTTGTTGTTCCGTATTTAAATTATTGAAATACTTAAACTCATTAGTTGGTATTTTAGATTTTAACAATGATTTGAATTTTGTCATATTTTTCTTTTTCTTTTTCTTACTTTCCTTTTTTTCTTCTTTTTTCTTTTTCATTTCAGTTGCTTTCATCATTTGCTCTATTTTTTTATTAAATGCCTTTTTACCCTTTTTTTTAGTAGCGGCTATTTTCTTCATTTCATTTATCAATTCTTCAAATTCAACAGTTTCTTTATTAATTTTTTTCATTCTTGTAGATGGAACTTCTTCGACATCTTCGTATTCATCATTTTCCAATTTAATATCATAAGTAACTTCCATTTTTTTTGATGATTTATTTCGATAACGATTTACTTTAATAATTTTACCTTTGTAGAAATCATCCCAATCTTTTAATTTCACCATAACAACTTCATTTTTTTTAAATTTTGTTTTCTTTTTATTTGATTTTTTATTTACCTTTGTATCATCTTTATCATCTTTATCCTCTTCTTCGCTTTCACTACTAGTGATATATTCTTCTACATCATCATACTCCTCATAAGCATCAAACCCATCTTCAAAATCATCAAATCCAGGACCAAATGATAAACCATTCTCACCACCAGCACCAGTTGTAAATATAATATTGAATTTCATATTACCATCCTTTAACATATCCAATTCATCATTATCTAACTCTTCATCTTCATTTTCAGGAAAATATTCATCATCCGTATCATCATCATATTCTTCTTCTGAATCACTTTCTTCTGAATCACTTTCTTCTGAATCACTTTCTTCTGAATCACTATCACTTTCTTCTTTACTTTCACTTTCTTCTTTACTTTCCTTTTTCTTTTTCTTTTTCTTTTTCGATATGATTTTGTTTTCAGGTTTTTTAAGTTTTTTAAGTTTCTCAAACGATTTTCTTAATTTTGAAGATTTTCCTTCCGCTATTGGTTTAGTAAGTGTATTATTCTCCTGTTTTGTTAACTTACCTTTTTTCTTCTTCATTTTGTTCTTTTTTTCCTTTTTCTTAAATTCTTTAATTTTTTCTAATTGAGCTAACTTTTCCTTTTTTGATTTTAATGGAAATAAATCAAGAATCATTCTGTTAATATCTTTAGCAGGTAAATGCATGTTTTCACGTGTAATATCTTCAATATGATTGTATTCATCATCTTCACTTTCACTATCGGAAAGTTCTTCGTGTTTTTTTGACGAGGTTTTCTTAGTTTTATCGGTATCCTTTGGCATTATAATTATTAAATAGTAACTTTTAAATATATTTTTTAAATTATTTCAATTTTATCGAAATAATAAGTTATTTAATTATTTTAAATTGATATAAAAATATCTATAATCTCTTATAAATATAAAGATGAGTTATTCTGGAAAAAGCAGTGATTTAAATCCATCAAAAATAATTGGAATACAATTTAGTGTATTGAGTCCAGAAGAAATACGAAAAGGTTCAGTTGCCGAAATTACTAGTAGAGATACATATGCTAATAACAAACCGTGTATCGGTGGTTTATTTGATCCTAGGATGGGTGTATTGGATCCTGGTTTATTATGTCCAACAGATGGTTTAAACTATATGCAAACTCCTGGTTATTTTGGACATATTGAATTAGCACGGCCAGTGTTTTATATTCAGTATCTAGAAATTGTAAAAAAAATATTACGATGTGTATGTTTTAAATGTAGTAAATTACAAATAAACAAAGAAAAACATAAACATGTTCTTAATATGGATTCAAAAAAAAGATGGGATTATGTATTTTCAATAGCAAGTAAAGTATCACGTTGTGGTGAAGATATTCCTTGTGGATGTGGTGCTTTACAACCAAGAAAAATATATAAACAAGATTTAGCAAATATTTATGCTGAATGGCCTACCGTAGAAGGCATTTTAGATGAAAATGGAGAAACAAAGGAGAAACCAACGATTAGGATTACACCAGAAATGGTTATTAAAATATTTAGAAGATTTACAGATGAAGATATTAATTTTATGGGATTTAGTCCAATTTGGTCTAGACCGGAATGGTTTATATGTCATGTATTAGCAGTTCCTCCACCAGCAGTTAGACCTTCTGTAAAGCATGATGCACAACAACGAAGTGAAGACGATATATCACATATTATAGTTCATATTATAAAAATCAATAATACATTAAAAGATAAAATGAAAAGTAATGCTCCTGTTAAACAAATAGAAAATTGGTCAACTGTTTTACAATACTATGTAGCTACTATGGTAGATAATAGAATACCGGGCGTTGCTTCTGTTGCACAACGTTCTGGTAGAGCATTAAAATCAATTAAAGAACGATTAATTGGTAAACAAGGTCGTGTAAGGGGTAATTTAATGGGTAAACGAGTGGATTATAGTGCACGTTCTGTAATTGGTCCTGACCCGCAATTAAGTATTAGGGAATTAGGTGTTCCTTTGAAAATTGCTAAAAATATTACATTTCCAGCAAAGGTAAATAAAAGAAATATTAACTTCTTAACAAAACTAATGCTAAATGGACCAGACAAATATCCAGGAGCAAATATTTTACAACGTGAAAATGGGGAAAGTATTTCATTAAGATATGTAGACCGTAATTCAGTAAAATTGGAACATGGTGATGTTGTTCATAGACATATGTTAAATGGAGATCCAGTATTATTTAATAGGCAACCTACCTTACATAGAATGTCTATGATGTGTCATATTGCTAAAATTATGAAAGAAGGAAATACATTTCGTATGAATGTAGCTGATACAAAACCATATAACGCTGATTTTGATGGTGATGAAATGAATTTACATATGCCACAAGATGAACAAAGTCAAGCGGAATTATTACATTTAGCAGCTATTCCTCATCAAATTATTAGTCCAGCAAATAACGCTTCTATCATTGGTATATTTCAAGATTCATTATTAGGATGTTATCGTTTTACAAGAGAAGGTATTAACTTTCCAGCACGACAAGCAATGAATTTAATGATGACAAATAATAAACCAAATGTTAATTTATTTAAAGATCCTAACAAAAAAATAACTAATTTTGAATTATTATCAGAAATTATACCACCAATGTCTACAAAATTTAAGAATAAACAATTTGATGTTGATGACGATAAAAAAACAAGTAATAATATTGTAGAAATTGTTAATGGTGTTTATAAACGTGGTCAAATGGATAAAGGTGTATTAGGAGGAGGTTCAAAGGGTTTAATTCAAAGTATATTTAATGACTTTTCACATCGTAGTTCATCTGATTTTATTGATAATTTACAATTCTTAGTAAATGATTATATGAAAGTAAGTTCTTATAGTGTAGGAGTAAGTGATTTAATCGCGGATGGCAATACTAATACTAAAATCACAGATGTAATGTCTTCTAAGAAAAAAGAAGTATATAATTTAATTGATCAATTGCATTTGTCTGTGTTTGAAAATAATACAGGAAAATCAAATTCAGTAGAGTTTGAAACAAAAGTAAATTCAATATTAAATAACGCACAGGAAGAAGCTGGTAAAATAGGTAGAAAAAGTTTATCAAAAGATAATAGATTCTTAATTATGGTAAATGCTGGTAGTAAAGGTAAAAATGTTAATATTTTACAAATGGTTTCATGTTTAGGTCAACAAAATGTAGATGGAAAACGTATACCATATGGATATGAAGATAGAACACTTCCACATTTCAAAAAATACGATGATTCACCGGAAGCAAGAGGATTTGTGGAAAGTTCATTTATCCAAGGATTAACACCAGAAGAATTGTATTTTCATGCTATGGGTGGTAGGGTTGGACTGATTGATACAGCAGTAAAAACATCACAAACAGGATATATTCAAAGAAGATTAATTAAAGGATTAGAAGATTTAAAATTAACATATGATATGACGGTTAGGAATAATAAAAATAAAATTATTCAGTTCTCTTATGGAGATGATAATATTTGTCCTATGAATGTAGAAAATCAACCTTTACCTATTGCCAAAATGACATTGGAAGATATTTATATGCATTATCAAATTCCTCAAAATATAAAGGATAATGATATATTGTCTGTATTTACAAAATCAGCTATTAATAAAATTAAAAAAGAAAAAGTAAAATTAAATAATAAAACAAAGGAAATTATTGATATGATGGTTAATGTTAGAGATGACCTTATTAAACATGTATTTAATTATGAAGGAAAGGCAGTTGTACATATTCCAGTTCATTTCAATAGATTATTAAATAATGTTATCGAACAATTATCATTAGGAAGTAATATGGTTGATATTACACCTTTGGAAACATATAAATTAATTGATGAAACTTATAAAAAATTAGAAAAAAATAGTTTAACAAAACCAACAAAATTATTTAAGATTGCGTGGTATTATAATCTATCTCCTAAAAAATTATTAGTAATGCATCGTTTTACAAAGAAAGCATTGTTAGTTTATATGGAATTGTTAATTTATAATTATAAAAAGGCAATTGCTCATCCAGGTGAGATGTGTGGTATGATTGCTGCACAGTCTATTGGTGAACCTACTACGCAAATGACTTTAAATACATTTCATTTTGCTGGTGTAGCTAGTAAATCCAATGTTACTCGTGGATTACCTAGAATAGAAGAAATATTATCATTATCGGAAAACCCTAAAAATCCATCAGTAACTATTATGTTAAATGATGACGATAAAGAAAATATTGAAAAAGCACAAGAAATTAAGTATAAATTAGAATATACTAATTTAAGAGATATTGTAAATACAGTAACAATATGTTTTGATCCAAAAAAAGACGAAACACTAATCGATGAAGATAAAGAATTGGTTGATAAATTCTTATCTTATGAATCTATGATACAAAATATGGGAGTTGATTTGGATAGTGACAATTGCAATAATGATTTTTCCAAATGGATTATTAGATTCGAGATGTCAAGAGAACAAATGTTAGAGAAAAATATTACAATGGATGATGTTGATTTTGCTATTAAAAATGCTATGAAAAATGAAATACATTGTGTATATAATGACTTTAATGATAAAAACTTAATATTTAGAATTAGAATAAAGTCACAAACACAATATAAGCATAGTAATTTAGATCAAACAGATGAAATATTTAAATTAAAAAGTGTTCAAAATTCATTATTAGATAATATAATTTTAAGAGGTGTTAAAAAAATACCAAAAATTATTTTAAGAAAGGTTGTAAACTATATGACAAAGCAAAATGGTAATTATGTTCCAAAAGATATTTGGGTTTTGGATACAGTTGGAACAAATTTAATAGATATATTAGCGCAAGACGATATTGATGTAAATAATACAGTTACAAATGATATACAAGAAATATATAGAACATTAGGTATAGAAGCAGCGAGACAAGCAATTTATAATGAATTACTAGAAGCAATTAGTTTTGATGGAACATATATTAATTATCATCATACATCAATGTTGGCAGATAGAATGACTTGTTCTAGAAAAATGATCAGTATATTTAGACATGGTATAAATAATGATGATATTGGTCCAATAGCTAAGGCTTCATTTGAAGAAACACCAGAAATGTTCTTAAAAGCAGCTAGACATGCTGAATTAGATTTAATGACAGGTGTATCAGCAAATATAATGTGTGGTCAACACGGTTATTTTGGAACAGGTAGTTTCCAGGTATTATTAAATACAAAAAAATTAACCATGATACAATCTTCATCTGATTATAAAAAGAAATCATCGGTTGATGATATATTAGAAGAGGAAGAAGAAAATAATGAATGTAACATTAATAATATTTCAATTAATAATTCAACAACAAATTTAAATGAATCAAATACAGGAGTATTAGATGATGATTATGATTTGGATTTGTAAAAAGTAAACTAAAAATAAAATAAAATAAAAAAATAAAATAAAAATAATTAATATAAAAATTATTTTTATTTATTTACTTATTTTCAGTATTAGCGTAATATTTTTATATTATCAATATTTATTAAAGACAAGAATGAGTAGCGTTATTTATTATTTAAAAAAAATATATACAAAAAATGACCAATTAATACCAATACGTTTTTTTTTGAATAAAACAAGTGATTTAATGTTTTTTTATACAAACATAACTATGGACGGTGAGATTGATGATATTAGTTATAATTTATTAAATAACTATATTAAGGCAAAAAAAACCAAAAATGCATTAAATAGATTCTCTTACTTGTATAAAATAAAAAAAGCAAAAAAAAGTGTACAATATGATTTGTTTTTTAATTCACTTGATATAATCAAACCAAATCAAAAAATAGAGTTGTTTTTAAATAATACAATTTATTATTTTAGATTAAGTGATATTATTAATATTTGGGTAGGTTGTTTGACGAAATGCGAAAATATGTTTTGTTCTCCAATAAAAATGAAAAATCCATATACCAATATAGTTTTTAATAAAGCTAGTTTACATAATATTTATCAATCTTTATTATGCAGTCATTACCAAATACCAAAATGGATAACTTTGTTTTTTGAATGTGATTTTGACTTAACTAAATTTTCATATAATAATTATACTATCTTAAAAGAAATAGCAATAGAAGATTTTATGATAAACGGTTCTATTTATGAAAAATATGAAAATATTAGTAATATGATGCATGAATATAGAATATTTTTAAACTATACAAATATTCAAACACCACTAACTTTTGCTGAAAAACAAACTATTGTTAAAAAACTATCTACTTATTTAAGAAATTATTTATATGGTGAATATTCATGTCATCCTTTAAAACGAAAAAGATGTAAAAATAAAGCAAGAAGAGGATTAAAACATTACTTAAATAATAATGATGATATACAAACATATAGACAATTGCCTATTGGATTAATGACCCCTTCTATTAATGAATGGTCAAGTGATTCTCTTTTTTCTAGAAGAATATCACAAATGGTAACAAGTTCAATGCCTCCTCCCCCTCCTCCTCCTACAATAGAAACGTCTATTGTTACTTTAAATACAGATGCAATTGAAACTCCTCAACCACAATTACCAACTATACCAGAAACAATAGAAGTTAGACCACCTGTATCAAGAATAGGTAATCATCGTAATGGAAGTTTATTTAATTTAAATTTAAGTAGAGTAAATAGAACAGCAGATCCATTTACTCCTACATTTACATTAAATAGGTCACCAAATAACTCAACATCAAATACAACTAACTCAACATCAACCACAAATAACAACTCATTTAATATGAGAATGTTTAACAGATAAATAAAATATACAGTATATTTTATTTATTATTTATAATTGTACTTTTTTCAATTTTTATTTTAATTTTAATTGTTTCGACTTTTTATTTTTTTTGAAAATATCAACTTCCTTTTTAAATGATTCATAAATAGTAATACCATTTGTTTTTTTATTAAAAATTAAATCAATATATTGTTGTATATTTGGCGACATACAGTGTATCAATAAATCATTCATAAAATCATTTTTAATATCTATTTTATATGAATTTTCTTGTGTTTTCATAAGACCAAATTCATATGGTATATTATAGTCGTTTCTATAATATTTACCCATACCAGTGTTAAATTTTTCACCTTGTTTATTAAAATAATCACTTGCTCGAAACTGTTTAAATCCTATTATATAACAAAAAGAATCCTTATTTTTATTTGTATATAAGTTATTTTTTACAATTGTATTATTAGGTGTTTTACCTATATTACTAGTGTTAAAAGTAGTATATAATGGGTCGTAATATTGCATTTTTGATTTTTTATACAACGCTTCTTTATTATTATCACATGAACCATGTATTATACAAGGTATTTTAAAATGATCACATAGTAAATAAAATTCAAATTCTGTCAAATAATACTCTATATTATTATTTATAATAGTAAATAAATGTTTCCATTGTGATTCATTATTTTCTTCTACTTTTGACCAATCTTTAACAGAACTTCTACGATGACTTATTTCTAATATTTTAAAATAGTTAGGAACATCTGTTTTTTTTCCAGGTTTTGTAATAAATGTTTTATCGTTATGAATATTAATTAAAATAGTTAATAAGGTTTTACATAATTGTTGTTTTGATATTTCTTTTTTATTATAATCAAAATAAATTTGTTTCATAAGTTCCCAAGAACAATTTGTTTTTTTTTTAATTTTAAGTCCTGTAATAAACGGAGCATCCATTTTGTCAAATATTAGATTTTTATTTAATGAATAATTATTAAAGTGCTTCGATATTACCTTTTTATTAGTAGATTGTATAAATGAACAGTTAGAAGATACTTCATCCGTAGATGAAACATATTTATCTATATTATTATTATTATTATTTGTATTTAATTTTTTTGATAATGGTATATTTTTTATTGGTTTATTTGGTGTATTTTTATTTAATTTATACTCAATGTTAAATTCTGTTTTGTAATTTCTAGTTTTAATTGGTTTCGTAAATCCTATTTGATTGGTATTAATATATTTATTTTTCTCTTTTAATACAACATTGATCAAATAATCATTAAACAATTGCTCTTCTAATATAACAATCTCATTTTTGCTAACTGAATATTTAATGACATCAATGGATGTAATGCTTTTACTATATAACATATAATCTCTAAGTCTAGGGAATCGTATAAGTTCATCCACTATTTTTATTAAATATTTTTCTTTATTATCAGAACCATCTATTAAGTTTTTAACCGGTAGTGATATTGATTTTTTATTAGTAAAACAAATTGTTTTATCATTTTTAACATCTTGATATAAACTATTTAAAATAATATTTTGATATATAACAAAATCAACTACCTTATCTGTTAATAATGTATTTACAATTTCTTTTATCGTTTTGAATTTTGCTTCGTATTGTTTCAACGTATCCGACTTTTTAATTTTATAAATAACATCTAATGAGTCTATTAATTCTTGTCTAATATTACCATTTGTTTCTTTATTTATTTCTTTTTTCAATATATTACGATAACACATATAAAAGTTTTTTTCCAACATAAAGTTTCTAACAGTTAGATTACGTTCAATATCATCTAACGTCATATTCATGATATCTTTATCCGAAAAATGTTCATCATTTTCTTTTATATTAATTAAACTTTTTTTCTTTGATATAACAGTTCCTTTTCTATTTTTCATAACAAATAGTTTAGAATCATAATCAAATTGTTTTGTTGGAACCAATTGATTTGTTTCTGTAATAAATCCAGTAACATTTGTTTTATCAGTTAATAATATTTTTATTGGAAGACACGGAATTTTATGTTTTTTGGCAAGTTCAGTAAGTAAATTAAAGGTTTTAATACATTCAAATAATAACTTATCGGAATCAAAATATTCAAAATCAAGATCAATAATAATAGATGAAGGATGACAAGGTATATACACATTAGTATTGTTTATTTTAGCTATTATTGCTATCGTACTATAATTATAATGAACGACTTGTTTTACAACAGAAGCATCTTTTATACTTGTTAATTTATCGATTAATGTTTTCGCTGAAATATTTTTCCGAAAATCATATTTTTCTGGAATACTTGGTTTTAAAGAACATCCTTCAATCATTTTTTCTTTTATATCAGAAAAAATAGAGTGTAACATAGTATCGCTATTTAATTCTTCATAGTTAAAAATCATTTTCATAATTTTTTTTTTATTATTATATGAAACAAGTGGTTCAAAAAACTTACCTTCTTTATATAATAAAATAGTTGGTTTTAATTCAGAAAATATTTCTGTTGTAAATGATTGTTTGGGACATATGATTTCTATTTTGTCTGTAATATCATTTTGCGGTGAATTAAAAATAACCATATTAATGCCTTTGTCAAATAAAACACCTGCATTATTTTCATTATTTGGTTTACATATAAAATCCCATAAATAAGAATAATCTATTGTAATAGTATCGTCTTTTAAATAAGATAAAAAATTTAAATAAGAATTAATAAGTTTCTCTCCCACTTTCTTTATCAAAATAAAATCATTTATAATTGTATCCTTAATACTTTTCACTACTTTTTCTTTTGTTTTATTATCGACTTTTTTTGTTTTATCATAAAACACATCTATCAATGACCCTTTAAACGCAATAACATATTTTGAAAGTGTAATATTTTTGATAAGTATTTTTTTTAACTGTTTAAGTGTTTTGTTTTTTATTCTAGCTATATTTTCCAAAAATGATTGTTTTATATTTTTATTAATACCTAATCTTAATAAACAGGTTGCTGTATTTTTTAATGAATAGTCATTTGGAGGGTTATTATAACATATAGAAACTGTATCATACTGGATAAATTTTTGAAGAGATGGTTTTAAATAACCAAATGTTTCTGGTGTTTTCAATGGAAATTCAAATAAAAATGGTTTTATTTTTTTATTTACCTTTGATTTTTTAACAGATATATCGATATTTGTATTTCTGTTTGGTTCTATATTATCGTTATTTTTTAAAGATATATCTTTCTTTGTAGTTATACCAGAACAAGTTTTATATCTACTATTATTTTTTGATTTTTGTAAAACGTTATCTACTTCTGCTCTTGTTGGATTCGGTGGCATAGATTTATTTTTTGGTATTAAGTCTAATTTATTTAATTTTTTAGAATCATTATTATTTGTATTAATATCGGTTATTTTGATATTTTTATTTGATTTTGTAATTTTAAATGATGGACCCACTCCTTCCCATTGAGATGCTATATTTTTAACAGTTGCATCATTCTTTATATAATTATCTATCGTTATGGTTCCTTTTTTATTACCTGGTTTATATAAATTTTTAAAATACATTTCTTGTTCTACTTCTCTTTCTTTTCTTACATTTTCTGAGTCTGTGGGAAATCCATTGTATTCTAATGGTACTTGTGAACAACAAGGAGCACATAATCCTTTTGGGTGATTTGTAGATTTTTGTAAAAATGGAAATAAAGGTTTATATACTAATGGATTTTTTGTTTTACTTGGATTATGAAGTCTTTCATCGGTTAATTCGATTATTCTTTTACCTGGTTGTAAAGATTTTGCTTTTTTGGGATTAACAGCATCCCATCCACCACATTCACCTTCATTTATTTGTTTAAATGAAATACTTCTTGAGTCGCCATTATTATCTTTAAAGCACCAATATCGAGGACATATATAATTATAATTTCTGTATTTTATTAACCCGTCAAATGATTTGGATTTGGATTTTTTATCTGCTTTTTTAATTTTATTTAATTCCTCATCATTTAATATGATTGGTTGTTTTTTATATTGCCAAGGACATCCTTTGGTATATTTAACATAATTTTTATTTTTTTGATCTTGTTTTGATAAAACAAATATATCTGGTTCTCTATTACGCAATCGATTTGTAAACCAATTTTTAGAACCTTGTATTTTTATTGATGTAAGATCCATATTTTGTTTTACTCCCCCAGATAAAGACAGTGATTCATTTAACTCATCTGGTAAAGAATTTAAATCAATACTATTTTCTTTGCTATTTTCTTTGCTGTTTTCTTTACTATCTAAGGATGATTTTAATGTATTTTCATCCTCCTCATCATCAAATCCACTCATTAAATCTAATAAATCATCATCATCATCTTCATCATTAAAAACGATTTTAGTATCCTCATCCAATGGATTATCATATATTTCTTTTATTTTTTCAATCTTTTTTTCTTCAACTTTTTTAACACAAATATCCAATGGAGTTTCTAATTTATTAATATTAAGTAAAGCAACAATATATTTTTGAATAATGTTATTTGAAATATATGTAATATCGTTAATATTATTTATTTCAAACAATTGTTTCAGTTTAATATTAACATAATCAATGTTTTTTGTTTCAATATGTATATCAAATCCAGGGTTATCTTCTATTTTTATTTTTTTGTTTTCAAATGCGTCTACCGCCAATCTTGTTTCTTTTAAAAAATTATCAATTATTTCAATTGCCTTAACATCCGACAAATTAAAATTATTCATAATTAAATGTTTTATTTCTTCAATAGATATAGCTTCTTGTAATTTTAGGTTAATAAATGATTGTATATCATTCATTTTTTGATAAAAAGAGACCCGCTTGTATTTTAAATCATATATATTTTCTTTGGTATTTTTGTTTACTACTGAAAAAACACTACTACTACATTTTAGATTTTTAAATGACAACACATTTATATCATCGGTAAAAAAAACAATATCTACTTTATTTAATTCGATATTTTTACTATTTAATGTATCAAAATAATAAATACTATCTTTTTGAATAAATTTATTTACCATACTTATTACATATTTTTGTATAATTGGTATTAACATTGATTGTAAGTCGTTAATATTGTATTTGTCTTTTAAATCTAATTTAAATTGAATATCTCCATTTGATAATAAAATACAATATAATTCTTCTTTTATAGTAGAATTTGTTAAATGAGCAAGGTCTAAATAAAACCCAATACGATTATTATATAAAATATTAGAGGAAATTTGCCTTATTTTTCTATTGTTTTCCTTATTTTCAACAAATAATGATGGAATTTTTTGCCCTTTATCAGAAATATAAGTGTCAGTATAAAGTCTATAAATACTTTCCAAATCTTTTCCTGGATTATATTTGATTAATGGTATTAATTTACTTGAATTTATTTTTTTAAATATAATATCCAATGGTAATTTCAAAGGTTCATTTGGATGTATTGTAAAATAAATATCTTTAATATTGTAACTAATATTGGTTGTTGTATTTGAAGAATATTTGTGTAAAATATCAATATTTTTGTTATAATTCTTAAATGTAGAATTATATTCTTTCATGGATTCAGATTTTAATTTGATTTTTTGGGTTTCTATATCTGATAATGATTTGATTTTTTTTAAAACAAGATTGGGGAAATACAATTCTAATAAATATTTTTCAGATACGGTGATGTTTTTTTGTTTTTTAAAATAATCTAACACTTCATCAGCAAAGCAAAAATAAATATCATTATTTTCTGGTTTATATTTAAACAATAACTTTCTATTTTCTGTATTAACAAACTTTTTCATATCATTTGATATAATTTCATCATCTTCTTTACAGAAATAAGGGTTATGGTTGAAAATGTATTTTTTCTTATGAAAAGCACTTATACCAATTGGATTAATAATGCTTCTTTCTTTATTCCATAATTTTTTATTTTTATAAAAATTTTTTAATTGTCGTGTAGAAATAGTATTGGGAGTTTTTAAAAACTCATTGTTTATAGCTATATTGGAAACAAATCGATTAAATATTTTTGTTGTTAATTTAATATTATCATCCTGGGTCAATATTTTATAATAAACTGATTGGTTTAAAATTTCCTTTGATTTGCAAAATAAAAATATTTCATTATGCGATTGTTTATCAAATAAACTACTTAATTTATGTTTAATATTAATAATCATATCATCTTCGTAAATGGGAATATTTTTAGTAGAGGTATGGTTATCATTATTAAATGTATATGTTTTTTTTATATTACTACCAATTACGTGGTGAAAATTATATATATTCGACATGTATATAAATATATTTGATTATATTTATGTATAAATGAATATTATTGTAGCAATGTGTAAAAATAGAGGTATAGGTAAAAATGGTACTATACCTTGGAACTTAAAAGAAGATATGAGGTTTTTTAAAAACAAAACAATAGGGATAGGTAATAACGCGGTTATAATGGGACGAAAAACATATGATAGTATAAATACTAAACTTCCTAAAAGAGATAATTATATTATTTCATCTACTAAATCAAATAACATAAATAAAGATGGTGTTTTTTTATACGATAATATTGCAACTGCTACATATGATACTATAACTAAAAAAAACCCATATGATTCGGTATGGATAATTGGTGGAGAACAAATATATAAATGGTATTTGGATCAAAATTTAATTAGAGATGTTTATATTACAAACATTAATTTAGATATAGATTGTGATATATATTTCCCAAAATTATCAAATAAATTTGTTAAATTACATTCAGGGTATAAGATTATGTCTAAAGAACATAAAATATTGTATAATATTGATATTTATAGAAATAAAACATATGATTATAAAACATCGAGTAATTATGATTCGGATTTAATTAAAAAGTTGGATTTGATTGATAAGTATGGTATTATATAATTATAAATCAAAATAAGGGTTATCACTAATCGTCATACCACAGTAAGGTTGTGGTTTGGTTTTATAATCGACTGGTTTATATACATCTATTTTTTTTGCTTCTTTTAATAAAAATTTAAAATTACTCCAAAATTCATCTGTATGTCCAACTGATTTTGTTGCTAAATGTGATAATTCATGTATGGCAACAAACGTTAATGTATTTTCATCAATTAATTTGTTACCTTGTTTGGTAGTGGTTGTGCAAAATGCTAATTTCTCTCCTTTATTTTCTGAATATGCCGTATATGAACTTGTAGGCAACGTTTCATATATTTTTTTAGGGTTAAAATTACCAACCAATCTCTTTACATTTTCTCTATTAGGGTATTTTTCTTTCATATGAGCAACCAACGATTTCATATTATTGGTAACCCTGGCTAATAAATCAGCAACTAATTCCAATTTTGCTCTTTCTCTAACGCAATATTTATTACCATCAACGTCCGATATAATACACTTTAATTGAAACATATCAGATTCATTATAAATTTTTAATATAATTATAACTACAAAAATTATAATAATTATTCCAAATATACTTAGTTTCATATTTATATATCATTACTATAATAACTATTTCAAATTAAATACGTTTATTAATTGTTTTAAATATAATTATTTTTAATTATATTTAAAAATATTTAAGTTTATGCACGACTTCCAATTTCTAATGGACGACGATGACCATCACTTGTAATAGTACTTGTATTCCATGGACCAGTATTTAAACGAGGATTAGGTGGTTCACTTCGCACTTGTAAGTTAGCGTTTCTTAAACTAGTTCCTACGGTATTAATACCAATATGATGTCCAGCTCTCAATAAGTTAACATTCATTAAATCACCTGCTCCGGATGGGTTCATTTTTGAAAATTCACTATTTCCATCTGCTGGTAACAAATCTTTTGGATTGCTAATTTGTTTTGAAGCACAGCTAGGTGGTAAATTTTGCATATCCGTATTTAATCCATTCACATTACCTTCGGTTGGTTGATCTGCTACGGATGGTTTGTAATTGTTTGAAAATTGTTTTGTTTCTTGTTTATCTGATTTCATGTTATTCATTGAATCTAATCCTAAACTTGATTTAATTCGTTCATAATCCATGACAATATATACAACCGCAACAATTGCTAAAATAACTAAAACATTGCCACCATTTTTAGATTTAAACATTTTATTGATACCTTTTAAAAAAGTCATTATATAAAATCAAAACATATTTTTTTTTTATAAAACTGTTTAAATTGTTATTTGTTTGCTAAATGAAAATTTAATTATTATTAAAATTCTAAATTAAAATCACTAAAATTGTCATCATCATTATCAACCTCTTCAATCATATATTTATTTTTAATTTCCTTTAATTCCAAGTAAGCTTGAATCGCTTTAATTTTAGCTTCTTTTGCTTTTTGAAGTGCTTTATTATACATATCTAAATACACTGTATCCGGTTTTTTTAATTCAAACATTTCTTTTTCTTGTGGCATTTCCAATTCTACTTCCCTTATTTCTAAATCTTCTTCTTCTTTTTCTTGATTATCATTTAAATCTGTATTAATTTTTATTGTTTCGTTATCCTTATTTTCACTATTTTCTACTAATTCTTCTAGATGTTTATTTTCTTCCTTTATTTCATCGACTGGATCACTCAAATTCTCCGTTTTTTCTAAATCTTCCGGTTTTTTTTCTTTAAATTCTAAATTATCGTTTTTATTCATAAATTCTTCGCTTAGATTATTAGAAGCGTTATTTAATATCTCTAAATCATCGTCTTCTACATCAGATGTTTCTTTCTCTCCCACATTTACAGACTCTTCTATTTTTAATTCAATAGTTGGTTGAACATCTTGATTTTTATTTACTGTTTCATCTTTTATTTCTAAATTATTAACTTTATTTTTGGATGATTCATTGCTATTATTTGCTTTGTTTTTGTTATTAGAAAAGTTTATTAAACATTTATTAAAAATTGGTTTATCTTCTAAGACCATAACTTGTCTTAAACAGTAATTAATATGAAAACTACTACTTGAAAACTTCAAACCGGTTAACTCAATTATAGTTATTATTTTTGACGATGAAGTAATGTCATCCATAGATATTTGTTCTTGATTACTATTATAAACACTTATAGTTGATTTAATATTTTTTGTATTTCCTATATATGTTCTTAAATAAAAATGTTGCTTTGTTTGCTTAACACTTTCATTCCAATTATATTCAATATCTTCTAAACTAGGAGGATCTTGAAACCATAATTCGTTTTTCTCTAAAACTTTAGAACGAATAATGGTTTCCATTTCATCAATAAAATCAATTACATTGCTATCATCATATTTAAATAATAAATCACAGTAAAATCGTTTGCCACTGCTAACAATCCCTTTTTTTGTAGAACATTTTGGCATTTGAAACAAAACCGGGTTATCATTTAATGTTATTTTTGCTAAATAAGACCCTCCTTGTATAGGAATAGGCGAGTGTAATTTTAAATTAGATAAAGAATTTTTATCTAAATTGTTGATATCTAATAGATATTCCATTAATCTAATTAATTATAATTATTTTAACTTTAATACGATATTATTAAATAATTATTATAGTGTTAAATATTTAAAATTTTTATAGATTAAAAATATAAATGGATTTCAAGGAAAAAATAATCCAAGAATGTTTGGAAATATTAGGGAGAGATGATGTTAAAACAGAAATTAAAAATATAACAAAACCCTTAATTGATATTATTTTAAAAGAGATATATCCTTATATTTATATTTCAATTATTTTTGTTTTAATTAGTTTTTTACTAATTTTAGGAATATTTATAATATTAATGCGTAATAAGTTAATCCCGCCCTTTTTAATAAAAAAAAAATAATTTTATATTAGATTATTATATAATGACAAAAACAATGCGTAAAAGAACAAACAAAAAAAGAAGTAAATCGATGAGAAAAAGAGGCAAATCAATGAAAAAAAGAAGTAAAACGGCTAGAAGAAAGAAAAATAAACGTAGACAAAGAGGTGGAAATTTCTTTGCAGCTTTAAATGATTTGTTAGTTCCTGCTTTGTTTACTGCATCAGTAATTAAAAAAGGTAAAGGTAAAGGTAAATCTCGTAAAAGTAAATCTCGTAAAAGTAAATCTCGTAGTAAATCTCGTAGTAAATCTCGCAAATAATTAGATAAAATAAAATATATTAAATAATACTATTTAATATATTTAATGAATTTTGAAGATGATGTAAAAAACTGGGTAATGATAGATAATCAAATTAAACAAAACTCTGAAATAGTTAAAGATTTAAGAAAAAAAAGAACACACCTTTCTACTAAAATATTTAGTTATGCAGAACAAAACAATTTAGAAAATGCTGTTATTGAAATATCTGATGGTAAATTGAAATTTCAACAAAGCAAACAAACTCCTCCTTTGACTTACAAATTTTTAGAAGAATGTTTAAATGAATGTATACAAAATGAGACGCAAGTAAAGCAAATTATAAAATTTGTTAAATCAAAAAGAGAATACAAATATGTAAGTGATATTAAAAGGTTTTATAAAGATTAATGTGTAATAATTAACTATTTAAATATAGAATTCGTAATAATTACATATGACTAAATATAAATTATTTCAAAAAAATAGAATACATCCAATTAATATAAAACTAATAAATGAGGATGAAAATCACAAAAAAAGAGAAGTTCCATTTTTAAATAGTCCAATTGCCTTTTTTAGAAATAAATATGAAGATTCATTAAATAGAAAACATAATACAAAAAATAGAAAATAAACATGACATTAGGTTTATATTATAATATTTATATCATTGATATATATATTATGAATAACGTTTATTTAAATAAACCTATCAATATTATTAATAAACGGTTCCCAAAAATATCACATTTAAGTGCTCCAATAGGAGGTATTTTATCGTGTAGTTACAAAAAAGTTTATTTTAAACCACCTATTTTAAATGAACCAAATAAAGGTGACATCATAGATGATAGTATATATAACAATTTATTAGACAGATCAGCTAAATATAGATTGCATAATAAAACTAAAAAAAACAAATTAAGTCCAATTAAAATTACTACCTTAAAATATATAAATCCAAGTAATACACAACAAACAAAAAAACAACGTAAAAAACAACGTAAAAACAAAAGCAAAAAAGCAAACCGTAACAGCAGAGCAAAAGGTAAAAAAAATACAACCACCAAATAAAATAATATTAATAATAATATTATTTTATATTTATAAATTCCATTTTGTATTATTAAATGGAGTAATAACAAATTTATTTTCTTTCACATCTTTTTTGTATTTATTTACATTTTCATTGAATTTTTGGTCGATTGATGATGTAGGATATTTTTCTTTTTTCATTTGGTCCAACAACGCTACTTCATAATCATTAGGAGAACGTTTTACACCATAACAATTAACGCCAAATTTAGCTTTTGTATTTTCAATATAACCACCGTTTATACCTGGTCTACCACAGTCGTTTTCATGACCATCTATTGTTTGTAGTTTATTCCATGTTTTTTTTTGTGTTGGAAATAAAATCATTTGATCCCTTGACCACCCATATCCACACCATTCTCCACCTTCAGAATATACTTTTTCCAATTGATTATAATCAGCTAACTCAGCATCGTGTGCCTTACATACGGCCTTTGCTTCCTCATAATTATAAACATTATCCTTTATGTAAAAAACTTCTTTTTTTGGTTTCTTTTTTCTTTCTTCTACTTTTTTTGTCGATTCACCAATAACAGGTAATGTTTTTTTTAATAACGATTTTGATTCTTCACTTAATTCAATACCAACTTCCGGTTTACCATCTAAAACGTTTTTTACAGACGCACTTGCTTCAATGCCAAAAAAATACTGCAGACCATTCGCTAACAATAAAAATACAAATACAGACCATAAAATTATTTCTAAAATATTAGCGCTAGAATTATTTGGAAGTGGGGTCATTTCCGCGTTTGAATTACCTAAATTACTAAATAAAAGAGAAAATACAATTAATATAATTATAAAAATAAGAACATTGGAACTATTAAAAGATTTTCCAAGATTATTTGTTATTTTATCATATAAGTTTGAAAATGATTTTGTAGGAGAAATATCAACAGTATTCATATATATATAATTAACTTCATTTTTTTTTACGATAGAAAAAGCAATAAGCGTTTTTTGTTTTCATTGAATTAAAGTCTTTTACTTTAGATACATTTGTATCATTAAAATGGTACCAATTATCATTTGCATTTTTTACAAAGGAAGTATAGTGTCCTCCATGAACACCGCCCATATGATTACATATTCCAAATAATTCATAATCATAAGTATCTTTATTATATCCAATAACATATTTACTTAAATTTAATGTTTCATCAAAATCTACAAATGCTTTATTTTTTCGAATAGAAACATTTGATACATTAAATCGTTTTAATGTTACTACTAATATATGCGGTAAACTCCAAAAATGTATTGATTTTTCCCCATTTTCTTTTTTATTTCCTTTATCATTAAATATTTGATTATCTCCTTCCATTTTTTCTTTTTTTGTATATAAATCAAAGCATTCTACCATATGTTGTGGTTTATTTTCTTTTGTTAATGGAATTGATATGTTAAAAAATGGTTCAGGAACCACATTAATATAATCACTTTCCAATGATTTAATTTGAGAAACATGAATACCATAAAATAAGTCAATAAATTCAGAATATTCTTTGCTATACATATTTCTCATCATTTCAAAACATTTTTTAGCTAAAATGTCTGTATTTGTTTCAGGACTACCTGTAATATTCATTTTAACTTCCCTTTTAATCGAATTATTAAAGCAATCAATTACGAATCCTAAAAATTCAGTAAGATCATTTTGAGCAAATCCTGTAAATATTTCCTTATCCTTTATTCTTGCTACCCGTTGTATTGATTTTACAAACCCATTGGGAGAGATAACACAATTTTCACTCCACATTAACTTTCTTAATTTATCCCATTCGATTAATATTAAACTATCGGGTATTTTATTTATTTTAGATTTATAAGTTTGTTTTTCTAAAAAATTATTTAACTCATAACAATGAGAAAGACACTGTAATGTTGAATTTAAAAAACAAGTATTTCCTAAATTGGCTAATCCGGTTAATCCTTTATTTTTATAATTAGTCATTGAACGTTCTATTTGCAATGCCATTAATAAATATAATATATTTACATTTAAACATATTTTTTAAATATTATAATAATTAGAATGAATAATATTAATAACATTAATAACATTACTACATTAATAAATAATCAAATTGTAATGATGAACACATATAATAACAATGTTAGTCAAAGTATGCAACATATTAGTAGTTCGATACGAGAATTAATACATTTACAAGAAGCAAGAGATATGGAAGAATCTTTAATAAGAAGAAGATATGGATTTACCCCACCTTCACATTCTGCATCACGTGAGTATACTGATTATAATATTAATAGAATAAATGAAAATATAAATAGATTAAATAGAAATAGAAGAGAACCATCTACAAGAAGAGAACCTCCTATCCGCAATAATCCTTTTTTCTTTTCAAGTACAAGATTACCTTCAACAAGACGAAGTAGAAATAGGTCTCGACAATCTCAAACAAGACAACCGTTAGCGTCTCCATTATTTAATAGAAGAAGAGTGACTTTACAAGAATTTATAAATTCAACATTAAATCAAGGAAATGTTAGAATACCAGCTAGTAGAAATCAAATTATGCAAGAAACAAGTATTATAACGTATGATGATTTAACAGAAGCAGATACAGATACTTGTCCGATTTCATTAGTAGCTTTTGATTCATCAAGTAATATTTTGCGTATAAATCAATGTAATCATGTATTTGAAGCAAGTAGTTTAATGAGATGGTTTCAAGAAGATTCAAGATGTCCAGTATGTAGATATAATATTAATATAGATAGAGATAACATTAGAGATATAAGTAGTCAATCTATTAGGCAATCTACTAATTTAAATGAAAATCGAGGTGTTGAAAATAGAAATGTTGAATACAGAAGTATAAATATTCCTGAAAATACTGTTGTATATGATATCTCATTTTCAATCCCACAACTATTTGGGAGAGATATGTCTGAAAATCAAATAAATTCTGTAATTGATAGTATTACCAATACAATTACCAATTCAATGAATAATAGTTTATCAAATTATAGTCAATCATTAGGAAATGGGGAAGTTGTAGTTGAAGAAATGATTATTGAACAAGTAGATAATAATAATGATCTAAATAGTTCATTTCAATCTATGGAAGATGATAGCGATGAAAATTAAATTGAATAAATAAATATATTAATAGTTATTTTTATTAAATATAAGTATTAACAATCATGAAAAACATAGGAATAGCTTTATGTGATAAATGGGATGAACGAAAATATGGAGTAAATTCAGCAGAATCATCAAACATGAAATTAATTGAATATCTTAAAACAAAATACTTAATTCATTACACATTCGAAAGTTATGAAGAATATAATATGGAATACATTTATAATAATAGAATTAATTTATTTCCAGAGGAAGAAACATTTCGTTTTATTTTGATAAAGGATACCTATTATTTTAAAGATAGATTTTTCGCTCTAAGACATCAAGGAATAGTAAAATTTCAATTATTATGGAAAAAATATTACGCAAATAAAATGAAACGGTGTAAAAATACAAAACGATTAATGATGCGACAAATAACTGGTATGAAATTATAATAAAAATATAAATAATATATATTTTTATTTTATTATTGTTATTAATGATATTTATTAAAGAATGATTTCATTGCTTGTTTTTTTTTATTTGCTGAACACTGTTTTACAGATGTTTGAAATATTATTTTATTGACATATTTTTCTCGTTCTTTTGTTTCATATCGCAATGCCTTTGGCTGGTCATCCTTATATTTTCTTTTTATCGACCTAACTTGTCGTTGAAACCCTCTAAGATTTGGTTTAAATTGTGTTATTTGTTCTAATACTAAACAAAATACTTGCATCACTGGTTTTTGTATTTGATTTGTAATATAAAATGAAAAGTCTGGTTTTAAATTATTTTTTACAATATATCCAGGATCTTCTATTCTATCGCCTTGTAATTTAACCCTACCCTTGGTTTGAATATATACAAATGGTATTCTACTACCAACAGCGGGTTTATTACCTGGTTCTCTCTTACCTATACGCTCAGCTAATACCTTATGAGCAATTTGTTTTGGATTTTTATAAAATTGTCGAAGAGATTTTGATACAATAAGTTTATCTAATGAGAATTTTTCATCAATCATATCCAATAAGAATTGTTTTGTAAAATCAACTGCTTTATTTACATTTTTTTCTTTCATTAAAATATCAATAATACCTCCATAACAATCTTTTACAATAGGAGCATTATCTCTACGTTTTAATACAATTCCCATCGATTTACGCTTACATTTATGTGGATCTAATTCATATAACATACCAACATAACGTTTTTTAGATAATAATAAGAACGGCATAAATGTTTTTTCATATTCTAAGTCATGAGGAAGTTTTAAATATTTTGTAGCTAATTCTCCCGCTTCTATTGCTAATTCAATAGTAATTTCTAATGCTTTTTGTCCACGAATAGGCTCTCCTTCTAATGTTTCTGGATTAAATTTAAAGAATATAGAATCTGTATCACCATATACATATTCAGCATTTACTTTTATTTTACCATGTTTTGTATCAGTAATATGATTTGTGTAACATTTTTCAATAATATTTTTACCATATATAAGTAGTTTTCTACCAGTAGCGGTAGTTGAAGCAGCGATATCTTTCTCATAAAACGCACTTGTTTTTGCTCCACATTGACCATATAATGAATTGGCAACAATCTTTTTTGAAAGTTGACGTTTATCTAATACATTTTTCATGAAATCATCAAATCTATCCTTTACATTTGAAACATCTTTTTTATTTATTTTTTCTATAATTTTATTTTCTTGAAGAACTTCATAATGTGTTTCAGTTTTAGTAAGTAAACCAATATATTCTTTCCCATCATTTGTCGTTACAATCTTATGTTTTGCTAGTTTTCTGGTTGCTTTTCTAGACGCTAATAATTCAGATAAAACACTAGGCATAATTGCTTTTTTACCATCTGGAAATTGAGCAAATCTACATATTTTAAATCCTATTTTAATTTTTTTAACAGCAGCAGATGGTCTAGGTCTTTTATAAGCAAATGTATCATATTTTACTTCAACATATTTATATCCGGGAAGATTATCATATACAAATTGACCACTTGGATCTCTAAGACCTATGACTTTTGATTTACCATTTTTATCCAAAGCCAATTTTCCATTTAAATCATATTCTTTTGTCCAAACTTTACTATCATGTGATATATTTTCACTAATCATACAACTAGGATATAGTGAACTATAATCAACACACGCAACAGGGTCATCTGGATAAAATCCCGTTTTAGGATCCAAAACAATTGCTCCTTCATATCCTTCATTTGAATTACTTTTTTCCACTGCTGGCATTAAGGTATTCATATCTCTACATTGTTTTGATATGAAACTAAGTAATTTAATACCTTGACCTCTCATAATAACAAATCCCATAGGTACACTACAAATAGACGCTAGTTCAGTAACCCCAGTAAGTATATCATATTTATTCATTAAGGTATGACATAAGTTACAATCCTGAAAACAATATTTGGCTATAATTGCTCGTTTATCTGGACCTTGATTTGTATATTCAAATATTTGATGATGATTAATATCATCCTTATTTAAACACCATTTCATTTTTAATTTTTTATCAATAGTAAGTTTATGGTCTATAACAAATTCCTTTTTAATAGGATCTAAATGTGTGATTTTAAATTTTTTACCGTTTTCATACATATCAGATGAATGAGCAATAATTTCAAATGAAACAAAATGCCCCGCTTTTAATCCCATTAAATTTGAACTTTTAATAATAGTTTGTGTTTCTGACTCACCATTTATATTTGTTTCATACGTATAATCACTAATATAATCACTGATAAAATGGGAAGCAACATAATCTAATTTATACGATGGAAGTTGAACTTCTTTTCTGAAATAATTCAAAAGATCGATTTGAAGACGACCCGGTATATTTAAGTATGTATCTTCATATTCTCCACTGGCTACTTTTGTAGTTATATTTTTAACCATACAATCTGTTTTTTCTTCATACTTTCTTGTTTGTCTATCAAACTTTTCAATACATTTATTTCTAGACATTTTTATAAAATCATTCTTAATTTCAAGTTCATCTGCTCTATCCAACATAAACTTCCAATCAAAACCAAATATATTATAACCAATAATAATATCTGGATCTTCACGATTTATAATTTTTGTCCACGCTAATAATACTTCTGCTTCTGTATCATATGTTTCTATTTCCCTATTTGGAACCTCTGGTGTATCATCACACGAATTCAATACTATCATATGATTTAAATAACTGTCATCTTCGTTGCATTTCATAAATGTTGTTCCTATAAAGGTAACTGTATCCCCTTCTAAATATGGAACATATCGGGTTTGTTTTAAATTTTTTTTAATATTACCATCACCTCCTGTAAGTGCTATATCGATAATAGTTTGCTTATCAACTGGTGCTATATCATTAGAAGTTAAAACATCCATTATAGTTAATTTTTTATGATTTCTAAGAAGTTTTAACGTTTCAAATTGCTTTTCATTATCAAAATTTGATAAATAAACTTGTTGTTCAATTGTAAATGTTGATAATTTTTCATATATTAAATTAATATCATTTTCAGATACATTTTGATTTGGTTTTGGATATAATTTACTAATATCATATTTATATTTATTTGAATGCGAAAAAGCATTCAACCATGATTCCAATATAATATCATCCGTTTGATGTTTATTCCATAATTCTATCATTTCTCCTAAAAACTTTTTATATGTTTTTTTAGGAAGTGGAAAATCACCATGACTAGAAGAGGCTTCAATATCATAAGAAGCTATCTTAATAGGAATACCCTCTTCCTTGTCGGGTTGTGGAATAACGTTTTTATATGATGTTTCATATTCAAAATCACATGTTGATAATTTACTACCTTCTCTTACTAAACTAGGACTTTTCGTAAATGTAACCCAACCAGATGGTGATATTTGTTGAATATGAAAGAATCTTAAGAAAGGAGGAAGTGCAGATTCATATAACTCCATTTTAACACTATCTATATTTTGGAGACGAGTTGATTTCCAGGCACTTCTACGTTTTTTAGGGTCAAATACATATGACATAATATTAGGATTCACAATTAGACCATTTTCTACCTTAGAATAGTTAAGTTTAAGATCCTTTTCCGAAAAATGTCCATATGTTGAAGATTTTTTACCAACTGTATATAATTTTTTGTTTGTTTTATTTTCATAATATATTCTTTTAATTATACCACTTTGTTTTATCTTCCTTACAAATACAGGATCACCAATAGTAGGAGAACTCCATACCCGTTTTACTTGATTATATTCATGCATAGAAGGAAATGTAATTTTAAGAAATATGTATTCTTTATTATTATCGAATCCATATAATTTATGTCTCTTAACAAATTCAACATCATAAATATGTTCAATATACTTATTGTTTTCTATTCGTAAATAATTACACATATAATTAATATATTGTTTGACTTCATTTATAGTTTGTTTTTTATATCTAAGACAGCGATTTGGAATTTTAATAAATAAGAATGGTCTAAAATCATCAATAACAATAGAATACGTTTTTCCTATCTCATTCATACCAAATAACTGCATGCGAAATGCTTTACCTTCTTCTTCATAAACATTATCAAGTTTTATATCGATAAGTTTAATAGAAGGCGTTGATGTTGGTTTGTTTATTGTCTTTTTTTCCATTTTTTTTTTTAGAATTGATACTTTTGATTTTTTAATTTTCAATTTTTTTTTGGAAGATGTGGAATGTTCACTCATGGTTCTTGTATTGTTATACAACAATACATTTAATTCAATTTTACGGATGAAAATAAAAATTATAATTCTTTAATAATTATTATTTTGATTATTTATATAATTAAGTTAATTGAAATAAGAAGTTTAATGTAAACATAGGTGCTGTTAGAAAGGCAGCTGATAAATTATCTATTAAAGCAGGGCGACTACCTTCTATATAATGCCCTAGAAATTGTAAAGACCAAGCACAAATCATTATTAAAATCATAATGAAATCTATCATACATATTTTGTTAAAATTCCCTTTGGTTTTTTTTAATAAATATTTTTGTAATTTATCCTTTGCTTGAATAATTAATTCAAAATAAATTATCATTGAAAATCCAATTGCCCATGACCATGTAAAATAGTAAATACCATAAACAAACTGAACAATGGATAATAAATTTATAGCCAAGTCTAATTCAAGTGTTGGAAATGTATTTACTACTTTTTCCTCGTCATAAACTAAATGAAATTTTTCTAAAACATGAGCAGTAGTTACCATTATAATTGGTATTGTAATAAAATGGATAATTTTATTAATAATATTTGTATGATATAAACTATATTCTTGAAATTGAGTTAATGGTTCAATACAATTACAGTTTATAGATGAGGTAGTTGCGTTCGTAAAATAATATGAAGGTTGCATTATAATGGATTATTAAATACAATAATTTATAATATTTTATAATCAATTTGTTTCTTAAACTTGTGTAGGAACTAATAATGAAGGAGTTGGGGCAATACGTACCGAACCTAAGTTAGATCTTATACCAAGAAATTTTTTAAATTCGTCTCCAATTTTACTAAAAAAATTTCTTCTTTTTTCAACTGCTTCGGGATATATACCCATAACAATAGCGTTTGGTGGTGGTCTAGGTCGTATTCGTCTCCGTGTTTTACTTTTTTTTGTATTTCCACCGGGACCAGATGCATTATTATTTGATATATGTTGATTATCCCCGCGTTCGGGATCTGATGCACTAGGTACTATCGAATTTCCTCTTCTTCTTCTTCTACTTGATACTGAAATTGCTGCGCCACCCTTCATTTTATTTTTACTTTTTTTTGTTTTATTTTTATCTTTTTTTGTTTTATTTTTACTTTTTTTTGTTTTATTTTTATCTTTTTTTGTTTTATTTTTATCTTTTTTTGTTTTATTTTTACTTTTTTTTGCTTTTTTAGCTTTCTTTGGGTTATTTTCTTTTGATTTTTTGGGAGAGATAATAATACATTGTTTATGGGCGTTTTTAAGAAATTCAATTAATCTTTCTTCTGACATACCTCCCAAATGTGTATCTATTGTTTCTTTATCTTTTATAATTCGAATGGTTGGATACCCTTCAACATTATTTATATTTAACGCGGATAGAGTAGTGTCTTGTACGGTTGCTAATATTAATTTTTTCTTTTTTTGATGTTCAGTTAAACTGGAAATGTATTTTTCTGTTGTAGATTTCCATGTAGGTTTAAATTGCTGACAAGCGCCACACCAATCAGCTAAAATAGCAACCACAATAGTATTATTTGGGTCATTTAAATATTTTTTCATTTCCTTTATCGTAGATTCATCATCAGAACGCACAATTATTTCATTCATATATATACTATTTTAACATTATAAATTAAATAAAATAAGTAAAATAAATAAAATATAAAAATATTGTATAGAACAATGAAAGTAATTGTAATAATAGTTATAATTGTATATATTTTAGGAATACTCAATAATGTTATGTATTCTCGTAAGGATATAATAGAAGGTTACAAGGGAGCTACAGTATGTCCAAATTTATTGGTTAAAAAATCGGGTAAGTTTATATTGGTAAATACAAATATGAAACAAATTCCAGGAGTTAACCCTGTTGAATTTAAAAGTTTAGATGAATATTCAAAGTTTCTTAAATATCAAAAAGAAAAGGGAATCCGATGTCCTATTTTATATTACGAAGAATCATATGATGCGCAAAGTAACAGAGGATATAGACAATATAGTAGTCCACTGAATAAAAAGGGAGGAGTTGCTAGTTATAAACAAGAGGTTGGGTATAGAGAACCAGATAATATGTTAACAGACGCAAATAGAGACAACCCACCTTATAATCAAAATAATTATGCAGGTTATGATGATGATGACCAAAATATTGGAGTAACTACACCATTAGATAATGTTAGGTCACCATATTCGCCATCACCTAATCCAATGGCAAAAGATTGGGGAGGTCACGAATTTACAGATAAATTATTAAAGATGGGTGTGTTTAAAGACCGCACAAGATCTTTAAAATAATAAAATTATTAAATATAAATTTAATAATTTTATGATACTTATTGAGACGTTTCAGTCGATTGTTGCTGTGGAGCTTCTTTACGAAATTTAGCTACACATTCATTAATTTTTGCAGCTTCTTCTAAAGTATAAATTCCTCGTCGCTGGGCTAATTCTAAAAATCCTACCATATAGTTAAGAGCATCATTTTCACTATTAATTGTAAGGTCGGAAAGTTTAACTTGTTTCTGTTGTTGTCCGGCTTGATTAGGCGCTTGAACCTGTGTATTTTGAACTTCTTCTACATTCATATGTTTTATTTTTAATAAATGTCTTTAAGTTAATATAATTTATTTATTTTTATAATTTATGAAATACAACATCCTGGACCAGTGAAATTTTTTGTAAAAATGTCTTTAAAACAATTATGACAAAAAGGGTCGATAGTTGTCCATTCTATATATTCACATTGTTTAATACCTTTGTTCCATTCTAATACTTTATTACATTCTTTACAACTTTTATGTGGTTTTGATCTTAAAAAAGAAAAAATATGTTTACGTAAATCATCAATACCAAACACAGTTTCTTCCGCGTTCATAATATAATATATATAACATATTATGAATTTATTTTATAATTTGTTGTCTTTAATTGCTATTTTCTAAAACAGAGAGACGTGATAAAATATCGGCTATTTGTGTTTCAAGGGTAGTTATTTTTGTTGCTTGTTGTTGTATAGTAGTTTCGTGTGATTGTATTGTTGTATTTGCTGTGGATAGGTCGGTTTGTAAGGTTTGGACTTTTATTATTTCTTGTTGTTGTAGTCGGTCTATTTCTTGTGTTGCACTAAAGTTTATTGTAAATAATTTATTCTTATCTATTGTATGAAAATCATCAACTTCTCGACCTATACAAAAAACATGATTATATTTTTTTGTAAATGTAAAAGTATTATCACTATTTCCAAACACTTCTTTTTCTTCCTCGTCATTGCCACTGATATCATTTCCAACAACAAATTTATGGTTTATACCACTAACATCTTGTAATTGAGAGATTAACTTATATGTTTTATCTCCTGTGTCATTTGTTATTGTTTCCCAAGATATATTGGATAAATCCAACATGATATTAGGTAAGACACTTTTTCTTAAACTAATTGCTTCTGGAAGAACTTCGCGCACTTCTTGAGCAATGAAGCCGATGGTCCTATGATTTCCTCTGTTAACTTTATCAATATAGTTATAATAACGAACCGGGATGTTTCTCAATGTGGTTAAAGCATAGGTATCATCTACGTCTATAATGTTTTCCTTTATTCTTCTATCTGATGCATGTACAATATAAGAACCCATAACAGCAATACTGTTCCAGAAAACAGCTGAAAACGAATAGTTGGTGCCGGAGTTCCAATTGTGATTGCCGTTTCCCCAAACGGCTGCAGTTGCATATCGATTCGTCCCAATTGCCCAATTTTGAACGCTCGTACTGCTGCGAACATAAAGCGTCTTGCAGTCAATTCCACCAGTAGAACCATTAAACCAGATGCGCGCATCACCACCAGCAGCTACATACATTCCCCACCCCCCACCACCAGAACCAGTTGCAAGGGCGGCACCTAAAAATGATGCATTTGTATGAGAATATCCTATACCATACATACCACTACCACTACCAGTCAAAGTTGTACTACTAGGGTGATAAGCATCACTTATTATATAAATTGGATTTGAGCGGTAATCAGCACTAGTTGTACCACCTTCCAATGTTCCATTAGAACCCCCGCATAAAGCCCCCTTGTGCCCTTCACTTCTCATATAAAAGTGCTTATTAATTATACCACCAGTTCCAATGTTTACAATCCCTCCATGTGGATTTAAATTTAAAGGATAATGGGCATTATGGGCCCCACATTGTATATACGAACCCCATGGCGATTCGTAAGGAGTGCCCATCCACATTCCCCAATAATTATCACCAGAGTCTGCAGATTTACCCAAAAATAAATCACAACTTTTATTACCATCAATATCACCAGTGTATTGTGGTATAGTGTTATCACCAGAAGCAATTGTGTTGTGTGTGTTTAATGTACATCTGGGTGCTGTTGTTCCAATTCCTACCTTTCCATCCATATCTATTCTCATTTTTTCTGTTGCATCTGTTGTGTGTAATGTTGTAGTACTTGTTGGAAAACTTCCAGTAAAAAATGCTAATCCCTGTCGAAAAGAATCAGCTTCACATATAGCCTCGATTTTTGCTGATATTTTTGTATAAGTACTCCCAAAATTTGTTTTCCAGATAAGTCCTCCAGAAGAATTCCCGGTAGCATTCGCAGTGCTAAACCTAATAAATTCAGCAGGTGGGTAAGGAGATGTGGCGGTTGCAT